GCCACTTTCAGCTGCACCCTCCTTACCCATATATAAATTAGCCAACATCGAATCATTCATATTAATAGACAGAATATGTTTAATAGAAAACGCTACTCCATTATGGAAAAACGTTCCTATTAAATTATCCTTATATTTTAAGAAAACATACTCTATATAACGAGCAAAGATATCACGGCATTCAACATTAGCCCATGATTCAATGCGCAAAGCAAAAGCACGTAGTAAAGACCAGCGAACATCCTGCTCACTGGAATTATACAACATCGAACATAATATTCTCTCTGTTTCAGGACTTGGCAACACCATGCCCCGAATCTTCACAAATTTATGCGAGAGAAAATCACATTCAATAGGGAGTCGAGGCTCCCACCTATCATCGCTAGCATTTGTAACAACACCAATTTCACTCCAAACTTTACATATGTTACGTGCATTAAACCACACAACGACATCATCACTACAAGAAAACGTATTATCATCACCAAAAAGTAATGCCTCAACGTTATCTTCAAAATGTTGCCAAGATGGCTCAATGTTATATCGTTTACACAACACAATATAAGCATATGCAAAGAGGCGATACAAATTAAGGGTGTTATCCACAACAGTATTACTACTGCCAGAAGGATTGCCAGTTTCCTTTTGTATCAGATCACCGTTATCCAAAACAATGACCGAATTAACTATGCATTCGTATACTTGAAATATACGACGCTTAATTCCAGGAACCTTCCATTTATCCTTAAGAATATCCCAACGGAAATTCCTACAACCATACATAAGTTTACGAAATAATGACGCATCAAAGTTGGATTCGTCCAAACAGAATGCATTTTTAAATCGATTTAAACGACTATACATTCTATCAAAACCACCATAATACTTTGAGGCTCCAACCTCTGACCAACATAGGCCAGCGGCATCATAAAACTTATTGTTTTGATCAAGAAACAACCTGTTGGCAACAACACTTAATTCACACGGGGAGGCGGTAAACGTTCTAGGCTTATCCACTTCACCCCCATAGAAAGTAAACTTCTCCCGAGCTCGCAACTCTACTTTTACAGCAGAGTTCCAAATTGGAACATAAGACAAACCAAAATCTGGGAATTCCATCTGTTCCCAAACTAAATCAGCAACGCTTTTCATAAGATCAGCGCACTCTGATTTTTTCTTAAACTCCAAATTCCAAGGAAAACCTGGAGAGGATTGCTTGTTCATTTCTGTCCAAACATCCTCAACACCTAAAATATCAGAACCACGCATACGCCAAAAATGGTTATACATATACCTATAAGATTCTGACCATGACGTTTCTTCAACGCCAAACTGACAACGATCATATTTAGCTGCGGATCGATAAGCAGCCGAAGGTAAGTGCATCGTACTCTTACTTATTTTCCGATATTTAGTCGGCAATGGAATATTTTCTTTAACTAAAAATTCCTCAAAATAAGAGTCCTTCAACTCCTTCGCATTGTAATGGGAGGACTTATTAACTTTAGCCCACCATTCCACAAAACCAGAAATAAAAAACTCATTAAACAAAGATGAAGATTGGCCAGCTTCAGTGGCCGCCAGATCGAAAATAGTTCTAACGCCAAAGTTGGTATAGAACTCCTGCCATTTATCTAATGGCGGCCGCTGGCTTTTTAAAAATTCCATCCATGAGTTTTAGCCGGAACTGCAAAATCAGTACCAGCATTCAATATACCATTTCCGGTATTATGAATTAAAACAGCAGAACCAGACTGTAAATCGTAATACATACCACCACAGTCACCACTATCAGTTGTGCACTTTACTCTCCACACACCAACACCTTTACCAGTATCAGCATGTTCGACAATTCCTTGCGTTATGTGGGGTTTACCCCATGCTACTTCAACAATGTTATTCTTTGGAAACTTATAACAAATCATTTGAACAGTCATCCCTGCAGCACAGGGCTTTGCATTCGCAGAGTGTGGCTTAATC